ATAAATTTTGGATAGATAGAATTAAATTAGAACAAAACTTAATAGATAATTATACTAATACTAATACTACTAATACTAATACTAATACTAATAATACTGATACTGATACTAATACTAATAATACTGATACTGATACTAATACTAATAATACTGATACTGATACTAATAATACTGATACTGATACTGATACTGATACTACTGATACTAATAATAAAAAAATATTATTAGGTGATATTATAAATATAAAAAAAAGAATAGATAATATAAAACAAATGTTAAATATTATTAAATTAAGACATGAAAAATTACCTCCTGGTGAATATATAAATTTAAATGTCGGAAATAGATATACTATTTATTAACTATATTGTAAATTACATTTAATTTATACAATTATTACATATATGTTAGTTTTTTATACTTATTTATACTTATGTTTTGTATGATAAACATTACAATTTATAGTGTATTTTTTAATTTTATATATAAAATATGTATCAATTTATACTTATGTTTTGAGTGCTAAACTTATGTATTTTAAATGTATTTACAAGTTAGTTATACTATTTTTTTAATTGCGAGGAAAATTTTAGGAAACTTTTTTAAAAATGAAAATGAAAATGAAAATGAAAATAAAAATGAAAATGAAAATGAAAATGAAAATGAAAATGAAAATGAAAATGAAAATGAAAAAAAATAATTTTATTATTTTCTATACTATAATTTTAAGACGCCTTATGTAAATCTAAAACCTTTTCAAGTAATTCTTTATGGTTAGCATACATTTCAAAATTGTCATAAAGATCTGTATCCCAACTATAAGTAACCCACTTTGCTTCGCCAGCATCATCACCAGCATGAAGATTAAACAAAGAGAATAAAGTTCCATCTTCATCATGAAAATTTACAGCGGTGGTTTCCATCCAAGCATTATCTGTATTGCGAGGGTCATCTACATAACCCTTATATATCTCAATACCATTTTCAAAAGATGTTTCAATCAATTGTTTTAATTTTTCGGCATCATCTTTAGACATCTCGAGAGAACATAATGCTTCTTCTCCAAATTCTTTTCTTAAAGTGGTAGAAACACTACCGCCACTTTCTACCATACCTCCTGGAAGAGCCCATTCTCCATTATCCTTGCGTTTAATGAGAACAAATTGTAAAACTTTTTTTCCATAAATATCACATAGAATATTACTATCATCATCACGTTTCCAACGTGTAACAATAGGGTCAGCCGCTTTATTTGGTCCCCATCGTCCTAAACGACCACGACCTGTCATACCTGTTCTTCCACAAGGATTGAGTGGTCTTCCACTTTCATCTAATTTATAAGTTTCAACTTCGCTTGACATTCTTGTAATTTTTTTATGTTCATCAAACATATTAAAAGTTTCAATTGATGAAGGGTTAGATACATCAGCGTAACTCTCTGGTTTAGTAGATAAACCTGTTATTTTTGAGGTTGTAAATTCTACTGGTTTATAACCAGGAAAATGTTTAGTCCAATTGACTTTATCATCAGGAACTAAAAATCTTTCTGGTGCGGTTGGGTCAGTATATGAAGCTCGTGCTTTCTTGTGTAAAATTTTCATTTGTTGTTGTTCTTGACTACCAAGACCCATATTTTTCATTTGCGTTTCCGTTTCATAAATAGTTGGTAAAGGCATACTTGTAAGTTTAAATACAAATATAAAATCACTTGTTTTATAAAATAATATTAAAATGAATTATATTTTTCAATTTTTTTTATATTTTTTATTTTTTTCTATTATTTTAATTTTAATTTACTATCATTTTACACATTTTTATTTTATACATTCTTATACTTTCTATTAATTTACTTATTAAACATATAATATAATTATTTTCTTTTTGTAATAGTGTTTCATAATCATTATTATTTATAAATTCTAATAAATTTAAAATAGTATCACATTTTTCTATATTATTTTCTATAATTGTCATTTTTTCTAATGTAATTAAATTATTATCATTATTTTTAATATTATCTATTTTAATATTTTTATTTTCTGAATTATTGTTTAAAATATTATAGCTTCCAGAGACTTTATTAAAAAATTTAGCAGTTTCTTTAAACATAATATTATAATTTATCATTGTACCTTGTAATACCCATTTTATAATTTCAATATTATTATCATTACCATTATCATTACCATTATCATTATCATTACTACTATTATACGTATCAAGTAATTCTATTTTGTTTATACATTGATTTATTTTAGTTAATAATGTTTTAATTTTTAGTTCTGTTTCATTATTGATATGTGTGTTTTTAATACATTCTGTTGTTTCTAATAATATTCCAGGTATATATATTATAAAATGCTCTGGACATACAAATAATTCCATTACTGTTTCATAAATAGTATTTATATTAAATAATTCATTCCATAATGTTCTTTGTTTTATAAAATAATATGTTAATAATAATAAAATAGATATAAAGCTAACAAATATAGTAATACAACATATTAACACTACCATATTATTTTTAGTTTATAATTTTTATAATTTTTATAATTTTTATAATTTTTATAATTTTTATTAATTTTACAAATATTATTTATATATTAAATAGTTTAATTATAAAAATATTAAACTTAAAAATGTTTAACATATTATATAAACTATAAATTATAAATTATAAAATAGTTAATTCTTAAAAATAATAAAGTATGCCAGAACCAACTCTCACTTTTACAACAGCATTTATTGATTTAAATGAAGACCGTAGCAAAGATAAATCACCAGAAGTAAGAATTAAACATTTTAAAACTCTTGCTAAAAGTGGTATAGCTATATGTCTTTATGTTTCATCTACTTATGAAAACATTGGAAAAGAACTTGAAAATGAATTTAAAAATGTTAAATTAATGCCAATCATAAATTTAGAAGAATTAGAAACATATAAAATAATTAAAGAGTTAAATCCAGAATTACCAATAAATCGTAATAATGAAAAGGATACATTAAATTATATGATTTTACAAAATGCAAAAACTGAATTTGTTTATAAAACAGTGATAAGTAATCCTTTTAATACAGACTATTTTGCGTGGATTGATTTTAGTATATGTCATATTTTAACCGATACAGAAATTATATTAAAACAATTATATAATTATTCTATCTCATCTTTTACTATTGATACTAATTTAAGTAATGATAATAATTTTCTATTATTTCCTACATGTTTTTCTAAAGAAAAATCACAAACCTATTTTAATATTTTAACATCACATATAGTATGGCGATTTTGTGGTGGATTTTTTATAGGTAATAAATCAGGGTTGGAACAAATGTATTTTTTAATGTTAAAAGAATTACCTTATTTTATAAAACATACAAATAATAATATTATTGCTTGGGAAGTTAATGTATGGTCGTGGTTAGAATTAAAGTGTGGTTGGACTATAAATAGTTATCAAGCAGACCATAATAATAGTATTTTAACACTACCTCAATATTATTTTAATTTTAATTTAGAAGATAATATTATTAATATAAAAAATAATACACACAATCTAAAAAATATTATAAATAAATATGTTGATAAAGTAATTTATGTAAATTTAGAATCGCGAACAGATAGAAAAGCAGAAATAGAAAATGAATTAAATAATTTTAATATTGACTATGAAAGATTTAATGCTATTAGCAGACCTGATTATGGTATTATTGGTTGCACACAATCTCATTTAGAAGTTATTAAAATGGCAAAAAATAAAAGATATAAGAATATATTAATTTTAGAAGATGATTTTACGTTTACAGTTTCTAAAGATACATTTGAAAAACAAATTGAATTATTATTTAACTCAAATGTTAATTTTGATATATGTATGCTAAGTTATAATTTAATTAAATATAAAAAAAGTGATGAATATACATTTTTACATAATGTTCTAGACGCACAGACAACCTCTGGATACATCATTAATGAAAATATGTATGATATAATGATTGATTTATATAGTTGGACTATACCACTATTAGATTCTACCAGGCATCATTGGATTTATTCATTAGACCAAATATGGAAATTATTACAACCTATTAAAAATTGGTATTGTTTTAGTGAAAGACTAGGAAAACAAAGAATGTCATATAGTGATTTAGATAAAACAATTACAAATTATGGTTTTTAAAGTATAATAGTATATTAAATAGATTATTATATTTAAGATATATTCATAATATTAATAATATATTCATATATAATAAGTAATATACTTTATATAAAGTATAAAAATGACTCGCATATTAAATAAAAAACAAAAAAAAAAACAAATTGAAATTAAAGATGAAGATTGTAAAGGAACGGATGCTTATTATAATAAAAATATACAAAGATTATTACAATCAGAATATGTCATATTTTTAACTTATAAATTTGTTAAATATAAATATTTAAGATTTTTTAGTAGTAATAATTTATTAAAGTATTTTAATAAATACAATGTCGTTTATTTACATTACTATGATAAACAAGAAATATTAAATCGTATTGATATATTTAATAATGATATAAAATTAAAAACCGATGATGAAAAAGACAAATTAGCAAAAGAAAATGAAATAAAAAAAATAAAAATGATTTATTTTTTAGAACATGTAATTGAACCTAATACACTTTATAAAAAAATTTCATTCGCTCAAGAAGAATTATTTATGTCTTTTGATAATTATTTAATAAAAAAAATGGAATATAAATTACGAACATTTTGTCAAATTGCTGAGAAATTAGGAGCAGAAGAGATTAAAATTAAATATGATTCCAGTCAAGATAATAAATCTACGATTAATGTTGATTTTAGTATTCCTGGTGGTGGTTCAATTGGTGGTTCAAGTAGCGAAGAACATACACAAAATAATAAAGTAGATTTAATGTTTAAATATTCTAATTATCAACATAATTTAAATTTAAATAAATATTATATTACTGAACTTGTTGAAAATGAAAATGATTTTTTTATTTCTAAAGAAGAATTTCATTCTGATATAGATTTAAAATTTTTAATAGATGCCAGATGTTTAAATCTAATAGAACTTTATAATACAAAAATTATAATAAATCGCACTAATCAATTAGAAAAAAAACTTTTTTTAAAAGCCCAAAGTTATGGTTTATCATTAGGGTCATCATCAACAACAAATGATTCTGTAAGTTTAAATATATCTATTAAATTTATTGATATTTATAAAAAACCAGATTGTATTAATGGTGCTAATGTTTTTGTTTATAGACAAGGATTTTGGCATCTTATTAATATAATTAAACAAGAAACATTAAATATTAATAATGAATACAATAATGAACACAATAACATAAATAATAACATTAATAATAATATAGAAAATGAGAAACATGAAAAAGAAAGGAAAGAAAAAGAAATTAAAATTTATGGAAAACTTAATAATTATTTAGAAGCACAATTAATTGGTTTAGAAAAAAAACAATATAATATAGAATCAGAATATAATAAAGATCAAAATTTAATAAAAACACATAATGATATTATTAAATTAAATTTTATATCACAAGATGAAATTAATCAATTATTTTATAATTTTTTTAATTCTAATTTAGTTTATAATCATTATAAATTATTTAGAGATATT